GGCAACCACAGCCCACAACGCGACCTCCAGCCCGGTTCCCTTCGGCTCTGGATAAATGCGAACGGTATCTTGGGGTGAAAAGTCGGCCTTCGCCCAACGCTCGGGATTGATGAACACACCGTTCAGCTCGACGCTGATAGGCGGCGACTGACGCGGCGTATAGCCTGGAACGTTCTGGAACAGCCACCCTTCAATAGTCATAACCTGATCGGTCTTGTGGCGCTCCAGTGGAGATCCCTCAAGCTTGCTCGGGTAGAATTCGATCACGGTGGTAGCTCACTTTCAGATACTGGTCTTGAAAACGCCGAAGCGGCTTTATGGTTGCCCCGCTGGACTTCATCTCTAGGCCGTGCAACCGGCCCTCCACCTCGACGACCAGCGCAACATGAATGCAGATGTCGCCCCTCCACACGCAGGCAATAGCTCCTACCTCCGGCCCGCAGCGCTCCATCGCAGATGCCTCAAGGTTTACGGCCCGAGTGAACTCCTTAGGCATGGTGTTGCGCACGTACCCCCAGCTCGGCAACAACGGCAGGCCGTACACCTGGTGGCGAACCAACCGGGTCATTCCCCAGCAATCGAAGCGCGCAGGGCCGCGCCCGCCATCTTCATAGGTGGCGGTGAGGTATTGATCGAACATCAGGTGTACCTAAGGCAGGGAACGAAATCTAAGGTGTACTTGCGTCTTGGCCAGGCGAGGTTGACGAAGTCGAAGTAGCCAGCCTGCAGCTGCACGCTGGCCCCTTCCATGAAACCGCTCAGCACGTTCATGCGGTATGGCTTTTCCGCCGGTGCGGACAAGTCGGAAGACAGGAAAATGCGGAAGATCATGGTGATCTTCTCCCTGGCATCCAGCGCTTTATCGATCAGTTGCTGAGCCATGCCAGTAACGTTGTCGATAGCGAAGGTCAGCGATTGGTTACCGCTGTTATCGCGTTTGGGCAGCGCGGCATCGAAGGCGGTCGCCGTGAACGTCGCTAGAACTCCCTCCTCGGTCGTGGCCACTAGATCTTCAAACGCCGAGCAGATGTACACAGGACCAGGCCAGGAGGCGCAGCGAAGCTCAATGGTTGGAATGATCCACGCCTTTCCGCCAGAGGCGTACAGCGTTGCAATTGCGGTCATCGCCCCACCCTTCTCGCTCCATAGTGTTGTTCGTAGGCCTTGGCCAGCGCACCGCCCTGTCGGATGTTCGCCACGCACAGATCAATGATCTGGCGACCATCAGGCCCGGTGGACATCTGCACTTGCCCTGCCCGGCTGGCATCCTCATACAGATTCACCTGGGGGGCCGGCTGGGCCAGCGCTGTCCCTGGCGAAGCCACCGTGTCAGCAGCAGCCGGAGCCGAACTGCCAGGACCTCCGACAAAGGCAGCGCGACCGTCACTGATGGCCTCCAGTGTGCCGACACCGATACGCGCAGTAGCCTCCGCATCGAATACGTACTCGCCGCGGTGAACGGGGCCAGCTACCTCATCCTTGCGGCCATTCCCTGTGTAGCCACCATCCATGAAGCCGACACCAGCCATAGCCGTCATACCCACGGCGGATGCCAGCGGCGTCGCGATAGTGAGGGCGGTTGCCATTGCCCCAGGCGCCAGAGCAGGTCCGATAAGCGGGATGGCCGCTGTCGAAGCGAATGCAGCAAGACCGGCTTGAAGTGCCATTGCTTCAGCATTCGCGGCCATCATGCCGGCTGAGCTTGCCTGTGTTGTTTTACCGACAACCATCTGCACCGCTTGGTAGACCAGCCACTGCGCTGCCATGTCTGCAAGCGCATTGAGCATTGACTCAGCAAAACCACTGACCATGTTCCCCAGCGCATCACCGGCACTCTCTGCACCAGTAGCTACGTCGGTCATGAATGTGCTGAGTTCCCCTCGGGCGCTACCTAGAGCACTGTTGGTCAGGTCTGCGGCTTGAGCTGAGTAGTTCTGAGCCTCATCGGAGAAGTTAGCCCAAGCCTCTTTGACGCCACCTATCCAGTTGGACTGCTGTTCATCGATTGCTGCGTAGTAGTTGCTCTGGTTCTGGAGCTGCTTATCCAGTTCCTGCTTTAGGATTTCTGTTTCGCCGGCGTACAGTTCAGGACTGATCTGGCCAGTGTTTCGCTGTTCGTTCAGCGCTTTTAGATCAGCCACATATTTCTGTCGCAGCGCCAATTCGTACCGCATGCGGTCTCGGGCCTTGTCGCCAAGGCCGAGTCCAGCAAGCTCCTGTTCGTAGCCATCGGCCTGCGTCTGGGTGCCAGTCTGCTGGGCCACCCGGAACGCGCTGAGCTTCAAGTCGTCCTCGTTGGCCTTCTTGATTTTGTTCAGCGCATCCAGCTCAGCAGCAAGCTCAAGCAGCCGCTTCTGCTGGACTCTCGACAGGTTGCCTAGCTTGCCCTCTTGAAGCTCAAATGAAAGCTTGGCGACCTCTGTCGCTTCCTTCTGCTTATCGCCAGTGGTGTTGATCAGCTCGATCTGGCGTTTGTAGCCCTCCTCCGTTGACTCGAAATCCTTAAGCTGCTGCTTGGCGGCCTTCTCGCCCGCCGTTTCGCCCTTACGCTTGGCTTTGTTCGCCGCTTCGTTCGCCGTCTTTTGGGCCTCAATCGCAGCGGCAGCGGAGAGGATCGCGGTACGGTCGACATCGGTCGAGTCAGCGTGCTCGGCGAGGTAACGATTGGCGATCTTGATCGCGTCGTTGTTGTCCTGCAGCCCCGCCAGCTGCTTTTGCAGGGTGTCAAGATAGGTCTGGCCGGCGGTGCTCATGCCGGTCTTGGCGGCGTTGTTCTCCTGAGTAGCTGTGGTATTACGGTTGGTTTCCTCGGTAAGCTCGCCGAGTCTTGCCTTCAAGGTCTGCAGCTGCGCACTGAGGTCCGAGGCTTTCATCTGCCCGGTTTCGATGGCCTGGGCCATCGCCTCGGTGACCTCGGGAATGCCCCGGACTTGGTCCGCCACACCCTTCCAGTCGACCACCGCGCCGGTCGCCGCTTCGTTCGCGGCCTGGCGTACCAGGTCGAGCGCGGCCTGCGCCGCCTTCGGCAGCGGCGCCAGTCCGCCAACGAATCCATCGACCCCGGCCGCGCCGACTTCCCGCAGACCGTTCTCGAATCTATCAGCGATCGAGCCAGCCACCTGGGTCAGTTCATCTTGGGTGTCCTCGAGCTTGCCCTTAAGCTCTCGCAGCACTACAGCCTGAGTGGCGGCATTGAGCTTGCCGAAGCGCTCGATCAGCTTGTCGAGCGGATCGTTGAGGTCGCCGAGTTTCTTTTCCAGCGAATCGGTGTTGTCGCGCAGCAGCAGGAAACTGGCAGCGGCGGTGCCGGCCAGCAGGGCTAACCCCATCGGGCCGCCCATGGCCGCTAGGAGTCCACCAGTCGCGGCGCGGGTAAGGTTGCCCTGGGCAATCGCCAGAGCATCCGTTGAGGCCTTGAGCGCCGCCTGCCTGGGGATCAGCTCACTCTGTACCAGGGAAAGCCGTTTCAGCCCGGCGGTGGCCGCAACTGAAGCCTCTGCCTGCTGCAGTTGCGCCTGCGCGAATATGCGCTGGGCCTCGGCGGCACGCAGGGCGGACTGGGCGCCCTGTAACTCAGCGCGGTATTGCGCCAGCGAAGCCTTGAGCGCCATACCGGCCTTGGCCACATAGTTGGTGAGCGCCGCAACACCCGCCACGCCCATGGCAGATGCCACAAGCTCGACGTTCTCGCCCAGCACCAGCAGCACGCTCGATAGACCGCCGACGATGCCGGTGCTTTCCTCTATCTGCCCCAGGAAGATACCGATCGAGTTGCTGATGTTGTTCAGTGCATCCTGCACGCTCGTCGACATCTCCGCCGCAGCCTGCCGGTTGGCATCGACGGACTTGAGCAGGCCTGTGTTGATAACCTCAAGCGCGAGCTTTCCTTCGTTACCGAGCGTGCGTATCTCGTCAGCGCTTTTGCCAGTGCCTGCCGCGATTGCATCAACGATGGTCGGCATCGCCGTCTGGATCGCTACCCAGCCGTCAGCCTCTACTTTGCCGGTCTGCAACGCCTTGGAGTAGGCATCCAGAGCAGAGCCTGCTTTGTCAGCCGATGCGGCGTTGGTAACTAGTAGGAAGCTGAAGCTGTCGGTGATATCCAGCGTCTGCTGGGTATCGTAGCTCAGTCCGCGCATGACGCCGGCGGTGCGGATGTACAGCTCCTGAGCCTCAGCCAGCGGCCGAAAAGTTTCCTGTGCTGTCTGTTGCAGGTGCTCCTGCACCTGTTGATACTCGGCACCGCTGCCTGCGGCGGCTTTCATCCGGTCGGACATCTGCCCGTAGGCATCCACTTGCTTGATGATGCCGCCGATCAAGCCAGCGCCCGCTACCGCAGCAAAAGCCCCACGAATCAGAGTTCCGGCCTGCTGAGCGGAATTGCCCGCTCGGTCAAATGCGGAATCGACTTGCGCCAAGTTTCGGTCAATTGCTTGGGATGACCGAGCAACCATCTGATCAGCATTGGCCAACTCCCGGCGCAGTTGAGCGGTGGTAGCCTCAATCTGTACCAGCATTCCCTGGACTTGTTGGTCGGCCATCATTTTCCTCCATGCAATAAAAAACCCACCGAAGTGGGCTTTATAAAAGGCTAAACCTACAAGGCAGAGATACTTATTTTTGCCTCATCGGAATAAACCTTACCGGTTTCTATGTTCACAACTTTTACCCAAAAAATCTTACTTGAGAAAAAGTAGTTATTAATAACGGACTCATACGGATCTCTGACGGTTGCCTCTTGATAGGATTTAACAACCTGTAAATAATTTGGGACAGATTTAACAGTAAAGATCAGCCTGACATTATCACGCTGGCTTTGAATTTCGGAAGCGCTAACATCTAGCGCCGACGACAAATTAAAGAACAACATTGACATTACTGGCTGAGCAACTGGACTGAATACAAGATAGAACCTATCTATGGTTCGCTTTGTAACGACCGCAGTAGCACCGTATGAGTTTTGCCCAGAGTACTTACCACCATGATACTCGGCTTCACCAATATACACAGATGGGAATATATTCCTATAATCCTGCAGCGAATCCAGCTTGCTTACAAAACCAAATCCCTTCGCATCATGCATTGAAGCCTTGATAGCGAATTTACCAGTGACCGCATCAAACTTAATTGACGACGGACTCACTACTCCAGCAACTGAATAATCGCCTAATCTGGAAAGGCGCCCCAAAAAAGCAGAATCAGTTTCATACTCGCCTCTCGGGCCGCCTAACCTCTCAACCTCAGCAAGAAGCTCCTTCCCGGAGCGAAACGTTTTAACTTTTAAATCTCTCCCGCTTTGATCCAAAGGCACAAACACCTCTTGCGGGCCAATTGCAGGATTCGAAATTTCTCTATTTGCTGCTTGATTTCCCTGCTGTGCAGAGCAGGCAGCGACCAATAAACTTGCAGACAAGACTAAGCAGAAACGCATGCAGCGACCTCCCCTAAAAGCGAGGAAATCTATCACAGCATATGCAATGCCTCAGCCTATTAGGTCGAGCTGCGTCCCGTCAGCGCCTGGCGCAGCTTGTCTGCCACGCTTGAGGCGCTCGGCTTCGACTTAGCCCCCTGGGCTTTCCCTCTGCCGAAGGGATTGGTCATCTGCGACCACTCGAGCCTGGCATCCAGTGCCATGAACAGCTCGGGGAGCGGCGTTCGCCAGGCCACGTCAGGCTGCCAACCAAGCCAGCCCGTTGCGATCGAGTACAGCCGGTCGACGTAACTGCCGTCCTCAATGACGCTTACGCCGTCCCGGCTTGATCGTTTCCCGGGTCTTTGCCGCGCGGATTGTAAAGTGCAACCAGGTAAGCGTTCAGTTGGGTCGACGCGTCGAGCACGCCGTGCATCCAGATCAGCTCCGGCACCGCCTTGGCAGCCTTCTCGTCCAGGCCAGCACCGGCCACCAGAATGATCGCGCAACCGTCGACGCTGAGCGCTGTGATTGCCTGGGAAGCTCCGCGCAGGCCACCAAAGCGGCTCTCGATCGCCCGCACAGCTTTCAGGGTTGGGGTAAGGGTGAACTCTTCATCACCCAGCTTGACGGTAACAGTACCGTGCAGCGTGTTGTTCATGGATCAGATCCTGTGAGGCCGGGGCCGAAGCCCCGGGCACTTATGGGGTGACTGGGGCTGGAAGCAGCTCGAAAATATCGGAGTTGATGCCAAGGGTGATGTTTCGGCGGACCACGTTGTCAGCAGCGCCGGCGGCAACGGTGTTGTTCATCACCTTCGCACGGAAGTAGAACGTGGTCGGGGTGACCACAGGCGTAGCATCAGGATCGCCGTCGTTGAGGGTAACCTTGATGTTGTAATCGCCTTTTCCGCGGTCCTTGTGGGCCACCTTGACGGCAGTCTGGCCAGCGTCACCGTTATCCAGGCCCACAGTCACGGTCATGTCGCCGGCGTCTGCAGTGCCCTTGTACTTGCGCACTCGGCCATCCTCGAGCGACGTGAAAGTCACGCTGCTGAAGGTATCGCCGAACTCGCCCAAGTCTTCGATCTCGCCAACGCGGACGTAAGTGTCGGCCTTGAACTCGGCTTCGGTGTTGGCACCGGTCTTGCCGCCAATAAAGAGGCGGCAGCCGGCGGCTGTATTGAGGTTGTCTTCTGCGGGCATGGGTGATCCTCCAAAGCCACGTTGGATAGAAGCCGCAGCGCGGCCAGTGGGTGATTCAGTGGGTGGTGATCACGCGGACGGTGATCGAGCCCTGGTAGGTGATACCGTCGGCATCTCGCTGAGCGTCGGCCTGCTCGACCCGCACGGAAACCGCGCGTCCCACCTCCAGTGGCAGCCGGCGCTCATCCAGGGCGGCGATGACCTCGCCGTTGATGCGCTTGACCTCGGCCTGGCCAACGGCATCGGACCAGACCGACAGGTAGATCAGGCGCGTCTCGCGCTTGCGCCCAGAGATAGGGCTGGCATTTACCGAGATCTCCCGGTCGATCGACACATAGGGCATCGGGGTGTTGATGTCCGCACCGTCATAGATCGGGCAACTGACCTCAGCTTGCAGCCGGGCGAATATGGCCTCCTGCAGGGCCAGCGATGGATCAGCCATTGCCTACCCCCTGGCTCGCCTTGCGCAGCGTTCGGCGCACAGCGGCCTCAATGTCGGCCACCACATACTCCCGGTTTACCTGCATTGAGGGACGCAGCCATGGGTGGGCCGGCCTGGCCGGAATGTCCGGGTATTTGCCGAAAAAGTGGGTGCCGTCGCTCTTGTTGGTAACGCGCCGGTTACGATCCCCTGCCCGCTTCCCGCCGATGTAGCCCTTGGTCCCGTACTCGATGAAGCGCAGATAGAAGAACCTGCCGTTGGCTCGCTTGCCACGAATACCGATCTGGGCATCCAGGCCGCTCGGCGAAACGTACACAGTCAGCGCAGCAGCTGCCGCGCCGGTGTCCTTGGGCATCAGCTGTCGCTGTGTCTCCAGGATCCTGTTCGCAGCCTTCTCCATCTCCGGCCTGAGCTCGTTGTCCATGGTCTTGTGGATGTTGCGCAACGTCCGGCGCAGCCGGATATCACCACGAATGCTTGACCGGCGAGCCATGGCCTACTCCTTGGCGTGGGCGGCCTTCGCTGACTTCTCGGCCTTTTCGGTGACCTCTACGGCATAGCCGCGGGCAATCAGGCCATCGCCATAGGCCTTTTCGACCTCGAACTCTTCGCCTTTTTCACGCTCACCAGATGCGCCCGTCAGCGGGCCCAGTGCTCGAATTTTCATGATTCACCTCAGGGGTTGGGGACGCTGGAGCACAGCAGCCGCAGCATGTCCCGTTCGTTGTTGAGCAGCGGCGCCTCGATCTTGTACGTCACACCCGTAAGCAACTCTGTGAATCGCCAGCCGGCGACCACATCAGAACGAGGCCTGATACGAATCTCAGCGCTGATAACCGCCTCGATCTGCTCCGCGACTGGTGACACTCTGCCCGTGGGCATGGTGATCTCGGCCCATACCTTGCCGACATCCGCCCACACCTGGTCGAAGCCACCCGTTTTGTTTTGCACGCGCTCCGACTTGCTCAGCAGGCCGCGATGCCGCATGGGTCCGGCTCTCATCAGAATCGCTTCCTGTACCAGAGCAGCCTTTCGACGGCGAGCGGCATTGCCGTGGCGATGGTGCCCACGGCAACGGCCTCGCGGTTGGCGTACCAGTGGCCGACCAGCAGCAGGACTGCCTGCTCGACATCGCCGGTCAGCCCCATTTCCTCTGGTTCGACCGGGTCGGCATCCACCAGTTTGCGGTCACAATGCTGCTCGACATGGGCCTTGGCAGCAGCAACGTAGCTGCCGATCAAGGCGTCTTCCTCGTCGCCATCGACCCGCAGGT